ATAGTAGTAACTTGGGAAGCACAGCAGGTCAAACACTATGGATGGATAGTGGTGATTCAAATAAACTTAAATTAGGTAGCGATACCATTCTTCATAGCGGTAATACAACTAGTGCTAGTTACAGTTTTGTGGGTCTATCTGACACACCTGCTAACTTCAATAGTGCTTCTAATAAGTTTCTTCAAGTCAACAACGGTAACGGTACTAATGGTACTGCTGTTGAGTTTGGCACTATAGTTGAAGGTGATTTACCCACCGCACTACCTAGCGTAACATCTATCGGTTCTAATGGAAACACTCTCACAGCAGCAGGTAATGTGTTGATTAGTGGTACGTTGGAAGTATCAGGTGGAACAACAACAATTAGTTCAACAACCATTACAGTTGATGATAAGAATATTGAATTAGGTTCTGTGGGTTCACCTGACGATAGCACTGCAAACGGTGGTGGTATAACACTCAGAGGTGCTACTGATAAAACAATTTCATGGAGTAGTAGCACAGGTGCTTGGGAGTTTAACAAGGGTGTATTCCCAAGTGGAAACAACACGTTAGATTTAGGTAGCAGTTCAGTAAAATGGGCCAACGGTTATTTCACTACAGTACACGGTGCTGGTAATTTTACTACAATAGCGGCTTCAGGTGATGTGGCTATCAATACTAATGACTTCGTGGTAGATACTGATGGGTCTAATCCCGCTAAAATCGGTATCAACCAAGCAACACCACTAGCCCCCTTACAAATAGCAAATGTCGGCTATGGTGAAGCCACAGGCTCTATCACTGCTTCTAATAACAACGGTGATGGTAGTTCAGACGACCATATGGACATTACTCTTTTCCCTATTGCTAACTTCAGGTCAGGTAAACTCTTGATAGAGTTTGATGGTGAAGATGGTAGCAGCAATAGAGTCTTTGAAACAGCCGAGGCTGTTGTAACCCATGATGGTACAAATGCATCCATCACAGTATACGGTTTAGTCCAATCCAATTCCAGCGAAACTTTACAAGGAGTGTACGATACCAAGATAGATAGCGGTAATTTGATATTAGAGGTCACACCGCAGGTTACAGGAATAGTCTGCGATGTTAGAGTAAGTTGGCAAGCGATGGTGGCATAATGACGACAAATAACGCAGATTTCAAAGTGAAAAAAGGATTAGTAGTGGCCGATGGTGACGTAACACTTGCCAGCGACCATTCAGTGAAAGCAGGTA